GCCCTGGGCGGACATCACATGATTATCAAACAGGTCCGGGAACAGGAAACCCGGACAGGGAAACCGATGCTTGTGATCCTGGTGGATTTCGCTGAGAGCGATGTGCAGCCGCTGTACTTCAGTAAGCTGTTCGCCTCTGATATCAGGCCGGAAAAGAAATGGCCCAACGCCGGTGTGATCTATGTAGTCAGCGTTGATTCCAACGGTCAATGCAGCCGCAACTTCAAAGCGTTCATTACCAGCTTTGAGAAGTCCAATAACTGTGAAGTTAAATGGTCGGATAAAACCGGAGATATGGAATTCGCTTCACAGTTCGCCGGAAAGAAGATCGGCGGCGTATACGGTAGGGTGGAAGACGAATACAACGGTGAGCGGAGAATGCGGACGCTGCTGCGCTACTTCTGCCGGGATGATCAGGTAGACAGTGCCAGGGTCCCTGCCGACAAGCTCCTTCCTGATGCTCCGGTGACGAGCGTTCCGGCACCGGCGATTCCCCAGCCGACATTCACCCAGGTAAACACTTCTGAGCTTCCATGGTAATGACTATCCAGGTGGACACCCGGGAGCATAAAGGCGAAGTCGAACGGATCGAACGCCAGTTTGACGCAATGGGTGTCAAGCACTTCCGGTCCAAGTGTTTTGTGGGAGACTACCAGTCGATTGATAACGGTCGGCTGGTAGTGGACCGCAAAAAGGATTTGCAGGAAATCATCGGCAATGTGACTATCGAACACGAGAGGTTCAGAAGGGAACTAATCAGGGCTTCACAGGCAGGGATAAGGATCATCGTCCTATGCGAACACGGAGATGGTATCACATCCCTGGAGGATGTAGCTAAATGGCATAATCCCAGGCTGGATATCAAAAAGTTCGATGTTGTGAACGGAAGACCATGCAAGGTGCAAGCGTATCCATCTGCTACAACAGGCGAAACCCTTGCGAAAACGTTGAAGTCAATCAGTGAACGGTATGATGTTGAATTCCTCTTCTGCAATCCATCTGAGACCGGTGAAATAATCGTCAGGTTGCTTGGGGGTGAAATAGATGGCTGATAAGCGAAAAGGGTATATCCTTCTGTATCGGTCATTCTGGGACAACCCATTATGGGAAAAGGAAAAGTTTGACTATCGGTCAGCCTGGATGTACCTAATATCCCACGCAAACTATAAAAATAATTCCATCGCAACAACAATGGGCGTTGTAAATGTGGGACGCGGTCAATTACACACTACCATCAGGCATCTATCCCTTATTTTTCAATGGGATAAGAACACTGTAATGCGGTTTTTACACAAATTGGAAAAGTTGGGGATGATAGTGCAAAACAAGTCGGCACATGGGACACTGCTGACAATAGTTAATTACAACAAATACCAGGGCGAGAGCGATCACGATGGCAAAGATGCAGACGCTAATTCAGACACGGCCTCAGACACGGTAGCAGACACGGCCTCAGACACAAAATCGCCACTACTAAATACATGTAATAATACAAGTAATGAATACATGACAAATGAAAGTAAAAAAGAAGCGCCGCCCCGGCGCGGGGGAAGGGTGATTGAGAAATGAGCGAGACGGTCAGGCTGATTGACGAGCAGATGATCAGAAGGGCGGTTGCGACACTGGTCCCGGCAGGGGAAGTGTTTGAGGTCAGAATCCTTGGTAAGCGTGGGAAACAGAAACCGATCAGCGGATACTTCACCGATGCTGATACGCTTATCCGGGAGATGGGAAAGTGCGATCTGCGGAACACGAACGTTTACATTACACTTCAGGCTGTCAGTGAGGATTGTTATAGCCGAAGCCAGCACGATTGCTTTATTGCCGGAGCGGCTTCCACGGGGGACGGAGATATCGACAGCTATCAGTGGCTGTTTATTGACATGGACCCGGTCCGGAAGTCAGAAATATCCAGTACGGATGAAGAGCTTCATGAAGCAACAGCATTGGCAAAAAGGGTGTACCTCTATCTGCAAACAATCGGCTTTGAAGAGCCGCTGATTGCATGTAGCGGAAACGGTATGCATCTGCTGTATAGCATCGGGCTGGAAAACACCCAGGAAAATGCTGAACTTGTCCACAGATGCCTGATGTCACTGGATATGATGTTCAGCACAGAAAAGGTCAAGATTGACACTGTGAACTTTAACCCAAGCAGGATATGCAAACTGTATGGCACACTGGCACAGAAGGGGGCGAACACAGCAAAGCGGCCTTACCGGATGTCAGCGATTATCGGACAGAATACAGAGTATGTCCAGACGAAGAAGGTATACCTGGAAGAACTGGCAAACGCTGTCCAGATCGAAAAGCCGAAACCGGAACGGTATAACAACTTCAGTCCGTCAACGTTTGATGCCGCTATATGGCTGGATCGTCATGGGATGCGGTATACAGAAAAGAAATTCTCTGACGGCGGCAGAAAGTTCGTCCTGGAAGAATGCCCATTCAATCCGGAACACAAAGCGCCTGATTCGTTTGTAGTACAGCAGACAGATGGGCGAATGGGATTTAGCTGCTCTCACAACTCATGCCGGCATTATAACTGGCATGATCTATGGATGAAAGTTGACCCGAACACATACAGCGAGATAACGGCAGCAGAGGATAAACGGATTGAGGCTGGATGGAAACAGCACAATGCTGGAAGGACGGATATTACATACTCCGAGGCTATCATAGGAGAATCGTCTGAGCCGATATGGATGACCGCTGAGATGGTAGCAAGTAAACCGGAAGAAGTCCGGCAATTCATCCGAACCGGATGCAATGTACTTGACCAGCGCATGATGGGACTTGAAAAAGGCGCTCTGTCTCTGGTGTCAGGCCTCCGGGGCGGAGGAAAGTCAACGCTGCTAAACGGATGGATTCTGAATGCTATTCAGGACGGACATACGGTGGTTTGCTATTCCGGAGAATTATCAGACCGAAACATGATGCGCTGGATATTCCTTCAGGCGGCAGGAAAAGCACATACGGTTGCCAGCAACAAATACGCAAACATGTTCTATACGAAGAAGGAAATAGACCTTGCCATATCGCGCTGGATGGGAGATAGGTTTTGGCTGTACAACAATGTCTATGGCAATAATTACCAGAAGGTCTACGAGCTTATCAGGCGGCAAGTGGAAGAAAAGCATGCAGACTTTATTGTGATCGATAACATCATGGCGCTGGATTTGGACATAGGAAGCCGCGACAAATGGGAAGCACAGACGAATTTTATCTGGAAGCTGAAAGAACTGGCAACGATATCATTTTCTCATGTGCTGTTTGTCGCTCATCCGCGCAAGGCTGCTGGGTTCCTTCGTCTGGATGATGTCAGTGGATCGGGAAACATCGGGAACATTGTTGACAATGCGTTCATCGTCCATCGTAACAATGATGATTTCCGGAACCGGACAAAAGCGGAATTCAAGCGCCCAGACACCTGGGAAGGATACCAAGGATCGAACGTAATTGAAATCTGCAAAAACCGTGACAATGGCGTTCAGGATTTATTCATTCCGCTTTGGTATGAGCAGGAAACAAAGCGCCTCAAGAATTACGCAAGCGAGAACATCATTTATGGCTGGACAAAGGATACCAACATTCCTGATGGCTTTACCGCTGTTAATGAGGAGGTGCCTTGGTAATGAACCGAGACTTCACTGCCCAATGGAAGGAAAAGAAATGCCCAATATGCGGGAAACGGTTTCTGTACCATGTCGGATGGGTATACAAGATCGGAAGCGCTGATCATCTGAAAATCTTTTGTTCCTGGGGCTGCCTCAGGAAATTTGAAAATCGTCATCCGGCAGCGATTGATAGAAGAAAAATGATCATTGACCGGTTGAAGGCCGGGGAAGACGTAAAGAGTGTCGCAAAAGACCTGGGAGAGGATTACAGCAAGGTTGCTTACTGGGCCAAGCGGATTGAGGAGGGGAAAGTATGAATAAAAAACAGAGCCTGAAAGCAGCATCAAAGCACATTGAGGAACTGGAACACTATAATTTCCTCTGCAAGCGTGATATTAAAGCATACAACAAAGTTATTGAAATCTTGATCGCCGGAGGAAACCCATGTCCATGGTGTGATGTTCAGGAAGACTGTGCTCCAATCTGCCAGGGACATGGCTGCAAAGAATGGGTCCTGAAATTTGACTTGACAGACGAGGAGGTGGACGGCAGTGCCAATAGATCCGAAACAGTATCTGCTGGAGGTGGCGAGAGCGGAAAGGCAGATGAGATCATTACAGGCACAACTGGATCACTTCAGTGAATTTGGCAGGTCTATTACAGCCTTTAAGACGGATACACCTATAATCGCTTCTAAGGGGTCTTCCAGGGTGGAGACGGCGGCAGTAGGGATAGTTGATACCCTGAGTGCCTTGAACGAAAATTTGAGGGCATATACGGCTATTGTTGATAAGGCAAAGAAACGGATCGAAAAGATCCCGCAGGAAAATTACCGGCTGCTGCTGACATACAAGTATCTTTGCGGGATGTCATTCCGGTCCATCAGTGACCAACTACGATATACAGACCGAAACAGCGTATACAGAGCGCATGGCTGGGCGCTGATCGAAATGAAGAAGGTGCTGAAGGCAGAGGAACAGAATGCAGGACGATTGTCCGCATCGTAATGATGGTTGGTGTAACGAACACAGGAGAGAAGTCAAAGAATCGGATTACTGCTCATTCGGAGCATGGGAAGGTCGGTGAAATGGAAATGAGTTATCAAAGTCCGATTGAAGTTTTTCAGACTCAAATGCAAAGTCAAATTGTAGGTGAGATTTATAAAGCAGTCATGAAAGTCGGCGTTAACGTTGATAAGGATGAACTGCTGAAAGCATTGCAGTATGACCGTGACCAGTATCAGAAAGGATATAAAGATAGGGATGCAGAGATAGTTCGGTGCAAGGATTGCAAGCATGGGGAAAGATGCACAAATGGAGCAAAATTACCGTCTGTACAATGCTTCAATTCAGACAATGGAGAATTTGGGTATTGCCATGAACCGGGTTGGTTCTGCGCTGACGGAGAAAGAAAATGACACAATAAAAAAGGAAGTGTGCAACATGGAAAGACGGATGTTTGGAGAATGGGTGTTGTTCACCATTGAGCCTGAAACAGAGGCTGGAAAAGCGGATTATGTATCAGTAGCGGTTGAAAAACTCCTCCACAGCATGGTAGATCATGGCGTTGTACCAGACTGGGGGACCATGCAGATCATTATAAAAGAGGGGTACGACATTTTTGGTGGCCCTGACTGGTATGAAGATGAAAAGGAAGACTACAAAGGGCCGTATGGTGGATGGGCAATGACAGTTGGTATCAAATTCTATAGCGAGAATTACCCAGAATAAATTATATGACCGAATAAGTGCGAGGTGAAGTGGGAATGAATATATTGATGTCAATCAAGCCGGAATGGTGCAAGAGGATCATTTACGGAGAAAAAACCATCGAGGTCAGAAAGACGAAACGGTGCGTTTGATTGAAGCTTAAAATCATGGTTCCACTGGATGCAAGTTCGGACACCCGTAAAACGGAACGTGACGGACGGAAGATGATTAAATGACGGATAAAAAGGTGAGTGCATCCCGTCAGCCATGTAAATCGGATGGAGGCCTTATGGAAATATCGTTTGAAGACGCATATAAACGTGGATATCAGAAAGGTTATTCGGACAGAGACAAAGAACTTGTCCGATGCAAGGATTGCAAGCACAGACCAAAAGAACCAAATTTTGAAACATATGAAAGCGGTTTTGATCTTGAGTTTCCAGAAGGAAGTAAATGTCCGTGCCGTTGCTGTGGTGACGAATGGTATTCATGGTATCCAGACGATGATTGGTTCTGCGCTGATGGGGAGAGGAAAGAATGAAGAATAACCAGCCGGATTAAAGCTCTGCTGTGACAGGCCATCCGGAAAACGAAAAAACCCGGGATCGCTCCCGGGTCACTTTTTATTGTTCCGGCTTATGTACCAGCAGGCAAAAACTATCAGGATTATCAGCAGTTCGATGATTTCAAAGGTGCTATGCATCGGATTCCTCCGAATTCGCTTTGTGCTGTAATTCCTCAAATTCTTTGTCGGACAGATCGGATATACAGATTTTCATACTCTGTCTGATAAGGTTTTTCAGGAAGCCCTGTACATTGGACTGTTTTTCCAGGTGCTGGATAATGTCTGCGTCTGTGTTCTGGTTTAATTTCAGGCTGATGTATTTCGCGGTCTTTGCATCATAGCGGGCTTTAGCTGCTTTTGCTGCTTCACTTGTCATGTCGGTAACACCCCTTTCAGAATCAGTTTATCATGGCTGTCAATACTTTGATAATTGTGAGATTTCATAACTCGTAAAGTCATGGGCTTCCATTGATTTGTAAAACCGGTTATTGTCCATAATTTCGATTCGATTGCAATAAGCGATCCCTGAAGAGATGCAGCATACTTCATAAAGTGTTTTCCCATTTGTGATGATGTCGCCGCAATGGATCAATTCCCCGTGATAGTCTCTCATTTTTGATTCCTCTCTTTCCCCGGTCTGGTGCCGGTTATGAGAGCCGGTATAGTTCCGGCTCCCAGGTATCGATATCAGACTTCAGGCTTCCAGGGTGTTACTTCTCTGCTGAGAATCCGGTAATTTGTCAGTTCCATCTTTTCGTAAATGTCTGGATAATGTGAGCGCTGGAGTTCAGTTTTCCGGATGTATTCTTTTCCCCATTCGATATACTTTTTGAGTTGCTTTTTTGCTTCAGCCTTTGTTTTGTATGGGTGAATTCCCAAAGCTGAACCATTTGTGCCATACGGTCTTGTGCCTTCAATGGTTCTGACTTCACCCCGGTTATTTGTCCGGATTATATCACAGACGATTTTGTACTCTTTCATGGTGCTACCTCCTTAAATTCGTTTTGCAATCGCTTTTGTCAACTGTGTCAGGGCTATTGCCAGGATAATAACGGGGATGATCATTTGCTTTTCCTCCTTCCTGAATTAACGATTTTGCCATTTTGTGATACCAGTACAAATTATTCCAAGACAATCGGTTCCGCGAATTGGTGCGTCTTTCCATGTCCTGCATCCCAGCATGTCAACGTCCTGAATATTGGATTTATGTCCGTAAAGATGGAACTGATGCGGCGCTTTTGCATTCGGGGTATTAAACAGTTTTGCCCAGTCAGTTTTACATGCTTCCTTTGCTTCCTTTGCGTTATTTGCAAAGCAGTGATAAATATAATGCTTTGTTTCCCGCCAGGAATGAGATTCAATGTCGAAAGTTACAAAGTAGATTTTCACTGTTTTGTCCTCCGTTTATTTATTTGCGGTTCCCCGCGATCCCCGTTTCCGGGGATTTCGGCCCGTAACCGGCGGGCCATCGTCAGGCGGGATTTTCGAAGATTATTCAGCCTGGTTCAGGATCATGCACACAGCCTTTTCAGCCCTGGAAGCGGCTCCGATGATCATTTGCTTATCGTTTTTCAGAGCGTTTAGCCAGTTCTGGACATAAGCTGCATTATTCTTCAGGCTGGAAGGCGTTTCGATTCCCATTTGGTGAAGGATGCAAGCGGCTCCGATTTCGGCTACAAGCTCTTCTTTGCTGTAATCTTCAGAACCAAATGCGGCGACTTTTCCAAGTTCAAACCGGTTTAAGCGTTTCGGATGTCCTGTGCTGTGGGTCGCTTCATGGAATGCTGTGCTGTAATATTCAGCGGTTTCTGTAAACTGATCGATTCGGGGAAGCTCAATCTTGTCCAAGCGCGGGATGTAGCAAGCGTGGTCACTGATGTATTCGGTTTCCAGGGTGATTTTTTCGCGGGTGACATATTCTGTCAGGACTCTTTCAGCCTCTTCCAGGGGCTTTGCAGGGATTTCGGGAAGTTTGTCGGTCCATTTGGCTTTGATGTTTTCACAGTCTGCAATATGGAATACTGTGAAGGATTTCAGGACCGGAATTGTTACGGTCTTCTGTTTGCCTTCATCGTCCAGGACAGGCTGTCCATCTTCATCGACATCAGGCTTTTTGTACAGCTTCCAGAAGTAAACATGCTTTGCTTTGGCTCCCTTCTTTACGCTGCCACCTTCCTGATGGCACTGATTCCATGTGATGTATTCGCCCGGGACCTGGAGCAGGATCTGGTTCAGCAGGCTGTAGGGCTTCCCGGTGTTGTGGCTGATCGCGCCGGCGGCTGTTCCGGTCCAGGGTTTGAGCCACGGGATTTCGCCCTGCTCCATCATGCTGATAATCTGATTCGTTACTTCTTCATAAATCTTATTCATTGCTTATTCCCTTCTGGCTGTTGTGGGTGCCACCCTTATCGGATGGCTATATCATATCAGGGTGCCACCCATTTGTCAACACTTTTTTTCAGAAAAATAAAAAAAGCCTGCAACACCAGGCGAATCAACGCTTCCAGCCGATTCTATCCCATAACCAGCGAAAAAACTTAAAAAAATTCTTTTGCGATCCAGAAAAAAATCTATTGACATGCAAGCACTTGACAGTATCATATGCTATAGTGATATAAATATCCCACTTGGTAACCAACTTGCTTCCAACCGCTTCCCTCTTCCAGGAAGGCGGTTCTTTTTTTTGTACCCAAAAACAGCCGATCAGGGAATACAGCCAGATGGCAGAAAGATGGTATATGAGACATGAATACAGCATGATTCAGTAAATCCATTTACGATAAAAAAATCCCTCTCTATCCAACAACAGTAATTATCCCACAAATAAACCACTACAGCTTATATATCAACTAATCCCCGCTCAGAGCGGATGGAATTCATAAACATAAAAGAGAGACCACCCCTGCCAGGGGTAAAGGAGGGAAGCCCAATGGCAAGACCGATGAAGCCATTGACAGCCAAGATTGAGAACTGTATCCGGGCTGATGCCAGAGGGGAGCCACATGACAAGATTCTTGAGGAATTCCTTGGCATAACGAAAGACAGTACACCACAGGAACGGAATAAGGCAGAACAACAGCTTTACCGCTGGCGGCATCGGCCTGATGCGGATGCGATCTGGCAAGATGAACTGAAAGCAACCGTTCGCCGCCATGTTCCGATTGCAATGAAACGAATCAATAGCCAGGTGGATTCTGATACAGAGTGGTTAGCAAATAAGGCTGCAAATGATGTACTAATACTTGCAAGCAAAGTGGGTGTCATCAAGACAGAGGAAACAGCGCTGCAAGTAAACATCCAAGGCATGCCTGACATTGGAAGTCCTGAACAGGGCGAATGATGGCAACTATTCGTAAAACAATGGTTTAGCGAATAGTTGGGGATAAGCCTTGAAGCCTTATTGCATAAGGGATATAGCCATTATTACCAGATAATACCAGTGAACAGTATGCATTCGATAATGGATTATGCAATGATGTATGAATAATCCACAAGACAGAATGCATTATTTGTTTCTGGTTATTTACCTGGGAACCAGGGATCGGAAACATGGTCCGGGCTGCAACCGGGAAATAATAGGGAGGCCCCCTCCCCCTGGCTGACCCCGGGGTGGGGGTGGGTCCATGGGACCCCGGGGGGCCTGAACGTGACTGGGACTCCGCGCCGCTCCGACTGGTAGAGCGTATACTTCCGCACCCCAGCATCCTGAACCATGGGGGTTATTTTTGAAACAGGAAAGGGGGTGATGGCGGCATGCCCTCGATAGTGATCAATTATCAGCCAACAGAGAAACAAAGAATTTTTCATGCATCCAAGGCGAATGAAATCCTCTACGGAGGTGCAGCCGGAGGGGGGCAAAACGAAGGCCCTGATCATGGATGCTTTGTTTCGTTGTTTGAAGAATCCAGGGACAACGGCTGTGATTTTCCGAAGGACCTACCAGGAGCTTGAGGACACTGACATCAAGGAAGCGCAGGCCTCATATCCTGAAGGGCTGGCAACGTACAATGCCGGGAGGCATGAGTACAAGCTGGTGAACGGCAGCAAGATCCTTTTCCGGCACTGTGAGAACGAGGCCGACCGGTTCAAGTACAGCGGTATCGAAATCCAATTCCTTTACTTTGACGAGCTGACATCCTTTGAGCAGGTGGTATATGACTTCATCAAGACGCGGTTGCGGGCGAAGAAGTC